GCGATCCTCCTCCTGCTCCAGCTCCTGCGACGTCGGCGACTGGCTGGACGGATGGATTCGACGCGGAAACGCAGGCTCTCGTCGCGGCGAAGGGGTGGAAGTCTCCCGTCGATGCGCTGTCCTCATATCGAAATCTCGAGAAGATGCTGGGTGGAGAGAAGATCCCTGTCCCGAAGTCTGCCGAGGACAAGGATGCTTGGAACAGCCTCTACAAGGTCATCGGGCGCCCCGAGGCCGCGGCCGGCTACGAGCTGGACAAGATCCCCGGCATCGATGCGGCGACCGCTGGGAAGTTCGCCGAGATCGCTCACGCGAACGGCCTTTCTGTGCAGGCCGCGCAGGCTCTCGCGAAGTTCGACCTGGAGCGCACCCAGGCCGCGCGTGCGACCTCGGAGGAGGCGTTCGCTGCATCCGCCGCGGCTGATGTCGATTCCCTCCGCCAGTCCTGGGGGCAGAATTTCGACGCCAACAAGGAAGCCGCGTCGCGCGCCTTCAAGCACTCGGGACTCACGCAGCAGGATGTCGATCTTCTCGACCGCACGCTCGGTGTGGCTCGGACCATGGAACTCTTCTCGTCGTTCGGGCGCACCATGCTCGAGGCAAAGCCTGTCGGGTTCGGCGGTGAAGGTGGAAGCGGAATCGGTGGATTCACCACTCGCGAGGGAGCGATGGCGGAAATCTCGCGTATGAAGTCGGATCCAGCGATCTCCAAGGCGCTGTTCAACGGCGACCAGACGCAGACGCAGAAGTTGGCGGCGTTGCAGCGCATCGCAGTTGGTGGTGGTGCGGCGTGATCGCGGCATCAGATCCACTTGCCGAGTTGCGCCTCTCCATCGTAGGTTTGGTCCATCGCCAGGGGTCGGAGGAATTCCGCCCCGACGTTGCCGCGGCCATCGAGTCGTGGATCCTCCGGGAACCTGTGGGCGAACAGGCCGGCGACAGCGGGGAAAGTCCCGCGTCCTCCGAGGGGACTCAATCCCGCGGGAATGGCCCCGGCTCAGGTCGGACAAGCCGCGACACCAGCAGCAGAAACCATTCCCAATCGAAGGAGTAGCCTACCATGGCTGAAGATCTTCTCGCAGCGCTCCAGTACAAGGACGCGCTGCAAATCGCCCTCCAGCAGCAGGATTCGCGTCTCGCGCCTCTCGCTGTCCAGTCCTCCTACAACGGCAAGGGCGTGCGCATGCTCGAAGAGCTCGGCGCCGTCTCCATGCAGCCGTTCGCCACCAAGCGCGATCCCATCCGTCCGGTCGAGACCGACTGGACTGCGCGCTGGACGTCCCCCGCGTACTTCGACCTCGCGATGCAGCTCGATCGCAAGGAGCAGGCGCAGGCTCTGTCGGATCCGAAGTCGACGCTTGTGCAGGCGGCTCGCGCCGCGGTTGAACGTCGGAAGGACCAGTGCATGAAGGATGCGTTCTTCGGCGACGCCCTCACGGGCGCCAACGGAACCGTCACGAAGACCTGGGCCGTCGAAGGAGCAAACCAGATCGTCGCCCAGGGCGTCGGCGCTGCCGCTGCCACGCGGCTCAACGTGAAGAAGCTCCGCGCCGCGCTCAAGATCCTGAAGAAGAACGACGTGAACCGCCAGTACGAGCCCATCTTCGTGGGAATCGATGCCGAGCAGTCCGACGCGCTCTACGAAGAGACGGTCTTCATCTCCAAGGAGTTCACGGCCGACGCGTTCATGCGCAACGACAAGGGCATCATCACGTCGTTCATGGGCTTCCAGTTCGTCGAGATCGAGAACCTCCCCAACGACGGCACCTACACCCAGCTTCCCGTCTGGACCGCTTCGGCGATGGACTTCGGAACCTGGGACACCGACATCACCCGCGTCTACGAAGACATGGCGTTGCGCGGTCACCCCTGGACCACCTACCTCTACCGCGCCTACTCGGCCTCGCGTCGTGATCCGAAGCGCATCGTCGAGATCAAGTGCAAGGTTTCCGAGTAATCGGGGAAAGCGAGTACCATCATGGCAGTCGTCAATACCACCACCACCGCAATCGCCAGCGCCGACGCGGCGGGCTCCAAGTTCGCGAAGTCCGGAGAGCCGGAAATCGTCAAGGTCGGCACCGTCGAGGTCGCCAGCGGAGATTCGATCGGATCGACCCTGCGCCTCATCCGCGTTCCGTCGAACATGCGCATCACCGCTCTCGAACTGTCGAGCGACGCCATCACGTCGGCCGCGGCCGACATTGGCGTGTACGACATCTCTGCGAACGGTTCGGCCGTCGTCGACGTGGACCAGTTCGGTTCGGCCGTCTCTCTGGCGACCGCGCAGGACAAGACCAACGTGCTCCACGAAGCTGTGCCCGCCGACATCTCGAAGATGGGTCAGCCGCTGTGGCAGCGCCTGGGTCTGTCCGCAGATCCCGGCAAGGCCTACGACCTCGTCGCCACGCTGACCGCAGCCGCAACGGCCGCGGGCACCGTGACCCTGGTCGTCAAGGGCTACACGGCCTGATGCACCGGCCCGCGGGGATCTCCTCGCGGGCTTCCTCTTTCCTGGAGCCTGAACCATGGCAAAGGTCTACATCGGAGTCGAGCGAGGATCCGGCGTGTCTGGCGTGAAGACGGGAACGTCCAGCACCAGCGCGGATGTCGAGGTCGTCATCGATCTGGACAAGGCGAAGTCGCACGCTGACGTGTGCATCGCTCTCGACCAGCTCAAGGCGTACTGCGCCGTCACGCACAACTGGCCGCTGGCCTGATAGGCCGGCAGCATGCCATCAAAGATCGATGTCGCGAATCGTGCGGCGTTGAAGCTCGGTACCGAATGGATCGCCAGCTTCGCCGACCAGAACAAGTTCGCCCGCGCGATCTCGTTGTGCTACGACGGTCTGCTCGAGTCCGAGCTTTCGAAGAACCGGTGGACGTTCGCGATCAAGCGCGCTACGCTTCCCGCGCTTGCGGCCGTCCCCGCGTGGGGCTTCGAGCGCCAGTTCCTTCTGCCCACCGACTGCTTGCGGTTGGATTGGGTAGACGGGGCTGGTCGCTCGGAGTACCTGTCGAATTTCCTCGCCGACTCCACCTCTCCGTTCCGGATCGAGGGGAGGAACATCCTGACGGATCTCGAGGCACCGCTGTCGATCCGGTACATCGCTCTCGCCGAGAACCCGAACGAGTGGGATCCGTGCTTCCTGAACGCCTTCTCGGCGCGTCTGGCCTACGAGTGTTGCGAGCACGTCACGCAGTCGGAGACGAAGAAGCGCACGTTGTGGTCCGAGTACCAGGACGAGATCACGAACGCGCGCCGGATGTCTGCCATCCAGAATCCCCCCGCCTCGATCCCTGACGGATCCTGGATGGAAGCGAGGATCTGACCGTGGGCGCATCGCTCAAGGTCGCGTGGAACGCGGGCGAACTCTCGCCCCTGCTCGACGGGCGGACGGACCTGGCGAAGTACGCGCATGGGTGCTCCGTCCTGCTGAACGAGATTCCGACCGCTCATGGTCCGGTGTACCGCCGGCCTGGGACGCGCTTCGTCTCGGATTGCAATGGGATCGCTCCTGTCCTCGTTCCGTTCACCTTCAACCGGAGTCAGTCCTATATCCTGGCGATCGGATCCAGCTCGGGGATCGCTGTATATGCCGACCGTGGGCGCGTCCTGAACGATCCCGTCGCTCCGGCGACCGCTGGCACTCCGTACTGGTTCGGAAATGGCATATGGAATTCCCCGCCGCGTCGCGCTGACGGAACGTCCAGGATCTCCTACACGCAGTCGGGCGACACGCTCTTCGTGTGTGACGCAGATGGCGGTCTGCCGCTCATGGCGATCGTTCGTCACGGGCACAACGATTGGGCCATCGCTCCGTACGAAATGGCGGTCCCTCCGTCCGACGAGTGGAACAACGGTCTGTGCCTGCTCTACAAGAAGAAGGCGGACGGGACAGACGCTCCGACTGGACAGTACTTCCTGGCTGTGGATGTCGGAGAGCTCCAGTTCTCTGCAGACACGAATAATCTCATCGAGACGATCAACCTTGCTCCGGCCGACATGTCTTCGAACTTCTTCAAGGATCGCAGGCGCGGAAAGGTGTTCCTCGATTTCGGAGCTCGTGTCGGCCCTGATTGGCGGGCGAATGGAGCGAACGCATCTCCGATCTGGGGCGCTCCATTCCGACAGAATCCTGGACGCATCGTGACATGGGAAACCGGGATGTACCTGTTCCATGGGCAAGTCGTGATGCACAATGGTCGTTTCTACGAGACGATCAACGAAGGACATTCGAACTACGAGCCATTGCACGAAGGGCCACGCGGGATTTCCGACACTGGTCTCTACTACATCGGAAACGGTCGCGTTTGCTTTGAGATCATCGAGTCAGGAATTGAGGACGAGTTCGTCGAGAGCGACGGGACTAGAAACGCGATCTACTGCGCACTGGTGAAGATGGCTGCGCATCCGACAAACGAGGAAGACCTCGATGGCCGCGTCTTCGAGCGCCACGACTCCATTAACTTCGTGGGCGTACTAGGAACGCATCGCCACAAGGAAGCCGCGGTCCACTTCAAGTGCAAGTCATGGGCTCCTGCGGCTGTTCGAGACTTCATCCCTGAGATCATGGTCACTCCGCTTCCGGCCATCGGAGAGATCCCAGACAACGTTTCGATCTACCGCGAGCGTCTGGTCCTGTCTGTGAACCGTGAACTCCACGTCTCTGTGGCTGGAGACTTCCCAAACTTCTCATCCCTCGACGGTGCCGGTCAGGTTGTCGCCGACTGCGCGCTCGACCTCGATCTCCTGGCTGGCGACCTCTCCCCCGTCTCATGGATGGCCGCGTCGAAGAATCTGGTCGTCGGATCCTTCGGTGGCGAGCGTGCCATCGGAGAGCAGAATCTTGCGAACGCATTCGGTCCCACGAACGTGAAGGTCGATGTCTCGACCACGAACGGATCACGCGATGTCCCCCCTGCCGTGGTTGGGTCGGACGTCCTCTACATCGACCGTTCTGGGAGGCGCATTCGTCGTTCCGGGCTCGCACTCGATCCGCAGGACGCGGCGGATCTGTCGATGTTGGCCGAGCACATCGGCGCCTCGTCTCCGTTCGTCGACTCCGCCTGGCAGCAGTCGCCATCGTCCGTCTTCTGGCTGGCTCAGGCGGACGGATCGCTCTCGGGCCTGACCTACGACCGCACGCAGGACGTCGTCGCTTGGCACCGCCACGACATCGGCGGCGACGTACTGGCGCTCTGTTCGATCCCATCCCCCGACGGTACCAGGGATGATCTCTGGCTTGTCGTGCGTCGCGTGCTCGGTGGATCCACGAAGTACTACCTCGAGGTGATGCCGGACGACTTCGCTCTCGGGCGTCCTGTCGCGGACCAGTGCTTCCTCGATTCCTCCCTGACCTACGAGGGTCCAGCGACGATGACGGTTTCCGGTCTGGATCACCTGAAGGGGCAGACCGTCCAGGCTCTCGCTCATGGTTTCGTGGTCCCTGACCTGGTCGTCTCGCCCACCGGAACGGTGACGTTCCCGTCCATGTACTCCAAGGTCCACATCGGCCTGCACCATCCGTCTCGCATCCGGACCATGCGTCTCGAGAAGTCTCCTGACGGGGTGTCCCAGGGGAAGATCGGGCGCATCCATCGCGTCGTCCTGCGCTTGATGGATTCGGTCGGCGTGAAACTCGGGCCGTCGTTCGTGAAGATGGATCAGAAGGAGTTCCGCATCGCAACGATGCCAATGGACGATGCCGTCCCGATCCAGACCATGGATCTCGCGTGCGACTTCCCTGGCGACTACGACGACGCGAACTACGTCTGCATCGAGCAAGGGCAACCGCTCCCCCTGACGATCCTGTCGGCGGCGATCGAATTCGAGCTCCAGACGTGACCTCGTTGGTCCCGTTCGAACCTTCCCACCTGGCCAGGTTGAGGGTCCAGGATGCGCAGCGGGGGACGTTCCCTGTTGACGATCCGGCCTACGCGTTGTCGCTCATGAAGGCTGGCCCGTGCTGGTCGGTGTTCGTTGGTGGGCGCGTCGTCGCTTGCGGTGGGCTTTGCATCCAATGGGAGGAGCGCGCTGTCGCGTGGGCGATCATCTCGCATGGCGCTCCCCTGGTCCCCGTCACGCGCTCCGTGCTTCACGTCCTCGGGCAGCTCGGTATTCCTCGGCGCGTGGAGTGCTTCGTCGACGTATCTTTCCAGGAGGGGATTCGCTGGGCCGAGATGCTCGGATTCCAGCGCGAGGGCTTGATGCGGGCGTTCTCCCCTGACGGCCGCGATCACATCCTTTTCGCGCGGGTGATCTGATGGCTGCACTTCCAGCTGTTGTGGCGGCAACCTCCGCAGGATCCACGATCCTCGGAGCGATGGGCGAAGCGAAGACGCTTGAGGCCCAGGCAGCACAAGCCGACTACCGCGCCAGACTCGCCGAACGCAATGCCGGGATGGTCGAACAGCAGACAAACGCCCGCATCGGGCAACAGCAGCGGCAAGCGGGACAGGTGCTTGGCGAGCAGCGCGCAGCGATCGCGCAATCAGGGTTCGGGGCGAGCGGAACGATGCTCGACATCGCGAGCCAGTCCGGGACTCAATCCGTTCTTGATGCGCTCTCGCTTCGGTACGAGGGCGACGTCAAGAAGACGGAACTCATGGGCGAATCCGAGATGGCGCGATGGGAATCCAAGCAGGCGCGGAAAGCGGCCAAGCAGACGATCGGGACGGCGATGCTCATGGCCCCAGCGCAAGGGTACCTCGGGTATACATCGGCAGGCGGAACCTTTGGAGCTCGCGGCGCTGGCGTGATGCGGTCGAGCGCGATTCCTGGAGCATTCAAGGGGGCAAAAGAAGCCGAAAGCGTCCTCAATCCATGGTGGAAGCTCTGATGCCTGCGATTCCTCTCTACCAAAGCCAGATCACCCCGTCCGGATCCCTCAATATCGCACCTTCCAGCGCGGGCGGACTCGAAGGACGTTCTCTGCAAGGAGTCGCCGGGGCGGTCGAGAAGATTGCCCAGGTCGGAGTCAGTGTTTCGCGGGACCGAATCGCCGAGGATGAAAGATTCCGCAAGCAGGCCGAAGACCGCCGTCTCGAGGACATCGACTTCTCGAACCGTTCGTGGGCGTCGCGCACTTTCGCGGATGCGCAACTTGCTGTTGTGCAGGCCGTGAATGAGGCGCAGCGCAACCGCCAGCAAGGACAGATCACGTCGTCCACGGCGATCCGACAGCAGGGTGAGACGTGGATGGAGACTGCTTTGAAGGGCGCTCCGTCCGAGGATGCACGAAGGTACGCCGAGGCGAATATCCGTTCTGCATGGGCTTCCGCCGAGCGCACCGCAGTCGAGAATGACGACCAGTACCGCACGCAGTGGGGCATTCGCCAGTTCAACGAGGCGAACGACTCGCAACAGATCGCGATCCAGGACGCTCCGCCGAACATGGTCGATGACTCGTTCCTTGCTGCCGCCCACAACATCAGAACATCGCTCTCCGCCCTGTCGCTCGATCCGGAGACGAAAGCGAAGCTCGGCGAGAAGATGCTTTCGGAATCCGTCATCCGATCCGGAACGCGTATCATCCAGGCGGAAGGGCCTGACAAGTTCCTCGACATCATCTCGGGCATGCGCCGTGAGATGGCTGGAAAGAAGAAGATCACGCGTCCAGGGAATGGCCGGTGGTCTGTCGAGATCCAGCAGGCGTCACAGGAGACCGGTGTCGATCCGAGCTTGATCGAAGCGGTAATGTCGGTCGAATCCGGCGGAGATATAGGGAAGTCGTCCGCGAAGGGCGCGCTCGGGCTGATGCAACTCATGCCAGACACCGCTCGGGAACTCGGCGTCGATCCGACCAAGCCAGAGCAGAACGTTCTCGGCGGGGCGAAGTACCTCGCGAAGATGCTTAAGCGGTACGGAGGAAACGAAGCGAAGGCGCTTGCCGCGTACAACGCTGGTCCTGGTGCCGTGGACAAGGCTGGCGGAGTTACGAACTTCAAGGAGACAAAGGCGTACGTCGCGAAGGTGAAGGCCGAGCGCGATCGCTTCAAGTCCGCTCAGGGAGAAATGAAGATTTCCCCAAACCAGATCCCCGAATGGTGGCAGGCCGCAACCGCAGACGACCGCGACAAGCTCGTCGGAACCGCTCTGCGGATGCAACAGGAACTCGCTACCGCCAATCTCCAGTACCTCGACACCTGGAAGCGCAACGCCGACGCCGCACAGACGAATGGACTTCCTGTCCCAGGATCACCGTCGCAGCAGACGGTTCTTGCTGCGTTCGCCGGGAATGAGACGAAGGCTAGCAACTGGTACCAGCAGAACATCAAGCCGTTCGACGACATCCGGAATCTGTCAACGCAGATGGGTGGAATGACCATCTCCGAGATGGATCGGCAAATCGACGCTCTTCGCCCGAAGGCTGGCCGCTCAGGAGATCCGAACCTCGCTGCCGACATGCAGCGCGTGAACGCGGCCGAGAACGCTAAGAGGAACATCCTCGAACAGCGATCACGCGACCCGATGTCACAAGCGTTTCAGCAACCAGCTGTGCGCTCGCTCTCGGCTGATCCAGAAAAGCAACTTGCCGCGGCTGTTGCATGGCAGCGCGAGAACGTCCCCGAAGGAAAGCGCACAGTCCTGTTCGACGATGATCGCCAGGTACTGGCAGACGCATGGATGAACCCACAAGCGACGGGAGGCGGGATCCCTGTAATCGAGAAGATGCAGGCCAAGTATGGCAGCTACTTCGACGACGCTCTCCTCGAGATCGCCCCGAAAGCGCCATCGGATGCACTCCTCTTCGCAGGCATGAACGTCGATCCGAAGACGGCATCAGCGCGAGCGCGCATGCGCATGCTCGCCTCGAAGTCGCTGGATGAGATCGTTGTCGGTAACGAGACGAAAAAGAAGCAGGCGACGGAATCCGTCTCGCGTGCATTCGCTCCGTTCTTCTCCTCCTTCAAACAGACGAACTCCATCGAAGGCGCGAAGTACATAGAGAACATCATGCCCGCCATCACGAAGTACGCCGTGTCATTCATGAACGAAGGGCTTGATCCGCGTCGGGCGGCGCAGCGCGCATTCGACGAAGTGGTCCGCTCGCAGTACGATTTCCTGGATGGTGGGAAGGCTCCCGACGGACGCGCCCAGGTACGCATCCCTCGTGCTATGGGCGCAGACGAAGGGCTTCGCTCCATGCTCGAAGACGGGCTCGACGAGGTGATCGCGAAACCGCCAAAGGAGCTTGCCTTTCCAGCGGGCGTCTCGCGTGCCGACGGACTCGATGGCTCCTATTGGGCGACCAGTGCAAATGATCGAGGAGCCGTGCTCATGTTCAGGGGAGCTCCTGTTCGCGTCGTTCACGAAGGGAAACTCGTACCTTTTGAGCTATCCTGGTCCGCCATCGCGAACGCAGGGAAACGCTACCAGACGATGCGCTGACCGAAGGGAAAACCATGCCGCAGCTTCCGGGGTATCTCGAAGAAGGAAACGAGTACCAAGTCCCGAAACCGGAGACAATCGACGGGTTCGACTTCATGAAGGAGGTCACAGGATTCGCTGGTGCTGCTCGTGCGGCGGTTGAACTCGGTGCCGCTCCTCTCGTTGACGCGATTGCGCTCGGAGGACAAGACGTCCCCGATCTCCCGCGCCTGACGCCAGCCGAGATCCAGGAGCGCCAGAAGGCGGATGGCGTCACGTTTGCTGTTCCATCCCAGGGGATGACAGAATTCGAGGTCAATTACTGGACCCAGAAGGCGCGCACCGTGCAGGACGCCGAGAAGCGCGCAGAGAAGGCGTCTGGAGCGACGCGGCTGGTGGGCGGCATCGTTGGCGGCATCGTAGATCCGACGATCTTCATGCCTATCCCAGGACTGAACCAGACCGCGAACAAACTCCTCTTGAAGACGGCGAACATCGCCAGCAGGACGGGGCGCGTTGTGGCGCGCACCGCGATCCGTGCTGGAGAAGGTGCGATCGAGGGTGCGGCCGGTGCCGTGGTGATGACTCCTGTCGTCGCCGAAGGGCAGGCGCAACTCGGACGCGAGTACGGCCTTGAGCAGTTCGCGACCGATGTTGGAATGGGTGCGGCCGGTGGCGCTGTCCTCCGCGCTGGCATCGTGAACCCCATCCAAGAAGCGCTCTGGCGTCGCCAGGGGAAGAACATCTACGCAGAGATCGCCAAGGAAGCGCGCGTCGCACCGAAGGAAGGAGAACAGGGAGCTCTGATCGCTCCGCCAGAGGAACGCCGCACGGGCGCGCAGGCCTTCCAGGAAGCCGCCGCAGCTGACGCGCCAACCGTGGACCGCATCGATGTGCGTGACGCCGCCGCATACGCCGCAGATGACTGGCAGAAGGCATGGACCAACGGCCTCGCCCCAGAGGAACGCGCGCGGTTCGTGGGTCCGGATGGAAGGATCTCAGAATCCGGAATGCTCGCCGTGCGCGACGCGGCCGCGAAGCGCGTTATCGGAGAGGCGAATCTCTCTCGGTTGGTGGACCTGGGCGACGATGCCTCGGACGCGCTGATCGAAGGAACCGCGATGGCATCAACCCGCATCGACGCCTCACCGGTGGCCCGCCAGACGGTCGAAGCGATCGCCGACACGCTTGCTCGCAGTCGTGAGGAGGGTATTCCCGTTTCCCGCCTGACTGACGTGGATGAGCGCGTCCGCACAATGACGACCGAAGTGCAACGTCTTGGCGACGCACCGCAGTCCATCGCTGCAGTGCTGGGGAGATTCGGAGATCTCGCCCGCGGCATGGAAACAGCAGACGAAGCGGGGGACGCGTTCCTCGACGCGATCGCGACCGCATGGAACGACGCCAGCGCAGGGGCGAAGATCGAGCGGTTGGGTCCGGAAGGCTCTGAAGCAATCACGCAGGCTATGATCGAAGGAATGGTGAATGACCGTTCTGTGGATCTGCGCGCACAAGTCGATGCCTCTGTGGGAGTTGCAAGCACAGACCAGGCCCGCGCCGAAGCCATCCGCAACGCATCCCCCGAGTCTCGTCCATTCTCTGCGGCAGACGCGGAGATCGAATCGCGATCTGATGAATGGCAGGCGAAGGCCGCAAAGGAACCAGAGACGCCCGACGAAGCACGCCGCCAAGCTGACGATGAGGTGACGCGCGCCGACAAGGATCTCGCCGATCTTGAGGAGGAGATCAAGCGCGCGAAGGAAACGCGGGGAAAGGCGTCGCAGAAGCCTGGCATGCTTCCCGAAACTGGCGCGATCACGCGCGAGCAAGTCGTCGAGTCCGTGCGCACAACGCTGGGAGACGCCGGGGCGAAGTGGATCGAGGACGGTCGCGCCGACGTGATGACGCTGGAAGAACTTCGGAAGATCGATCCTCTGGCGAAGTCCAACACGGTTGGCGCTGACATCCAGATGCCAGACGGAACCCGGAAGATCGTTCTCGTGTCCGATCGTCTCGGAGGAATGGACGCCGGGCGCACGCTCCTACACGAGATCTTCCACTTCCAGCGCGAATC